CATCGACGGCGCAACGCTCGGCATACGTGGCCGGCTCATGCGCGATCTGCTCGGCGAGCTGCGCGCTGTCGTGGCGACGTCGCGCGCCCCTGAGCTGCTGCAGCATCCCGAGCTGTAGCCGGCAGCTCGGCCGGCCCCGCCCGGGGGGCCGGCGCCGGCCGAGCGATCCCGTTTCTCTGTCAGAGACCCCGCCGACACCCCGCCCCAGTTTCCATTTTCACCAGATCAGAGTCAGAAATATTCAGATTATGAGCGATTCAGACCAGAAAGCAGCAGCTCCGTTCCAGCTGCCGGCCGGCGCGACGTGGGCCGAGTCCGTCGAGCTGTTCCAGGCCGACGCCGCCGAGTATCTGACGGCCGCCGACGCGCCGCAGCTCATGGCGCTGCGCTCGATCGCGCAGCAGCTCGACGGCGGCAAGTTTCAGGCGGCGCTGATCTCCCAATTCACCCTGATTCATCGAGCGCTGCTGCAGCGCCGGCCCGGCGAGCCGCCGGCCCCGGATCCCGACGCAGCTCGACGCGCTGCGCTCGGCCCCTCGCTGTTCGAAACGCTCGGCGGCGCATGGACGGCCGACGCATGAGCGCCGGCGACGGCGCGCCGGCCGTGATCAGTCAGGAGCTGCTGCGCGAGCTGTGGCAGGCGTTCGGCTGCGAGATCAACCCCAACGATTTCCACGAGAGCGTGCGCGCGCAGATGTGGCAGCAGATCCTCGAAATGGCGCGCGCGGCGGCGCAGCGTAACGGCCGGATCTATCGAGAGAACGTGGAGCTGCAGAACGAGGTATACCGGCTGCAGATTCAGGCAGGGGAGCGGCGATGAGCGGGCAGCGCAACGACGACGCCGGCGCGCAGCTCGACGCCGCGCTGCAGCAGCTGACCGCTGCCATGGTCGCGATCCTGCAGCCGGCCGTCGAGTGGCTGCTGCAGTACGTCGAGGCGTGCGCCCGGCTGATCGAGCGCATCGGCGCGCTGCCCGAGCGGCTGCTGCGCGCGCGCGCAGCTCGACGTCGCCGGCGCGATCTCGACGCGCTCGGCCGCGCGGTCTATGACGGCATGGCCGCCGGCATCGAGCGCGGACGGCAGCTGCGCGACGAGCTGCCGGCCGAGCTGCAGCGCCGGATCCGGGAGATCGAGCGCGAGCTGTCCGCGCAGCTGCCGGCCGGCCTGAGCGTGCAGTTCGACGCCGGCCGGCAGCTGCCCGATCTCGCCGGCCAGCTCGACGCCGGCGAGATCCCGACGCCGGCCGGCGCAGCTGCAGCAGCCGGCCCCGAGCTGGCCGGCGAGATCGGCCAGCTGCCGGCCGGCTACGCCGCCGACGATCTGCACCCGTCGCATGAGTTCGAGCTGATCAGCGATAACCGGATGGAATGTTCGCGGTGCGGGATCTGCTCATGCTGCGATCGCGCCGAGTGGTTCGCACGGCCGTGTGACGTGGCCTAGACATGTCACAGTCAATGCGGGCCGATCTCGGCCGCGCTCACCCGCTGATCGGTGCCGGCGTGCTCGACGCCGACGCGATCGGCTCGGCGCTGATCGAGTACTGCGCCCATGACATGTCTATGACAGGGGCCGAGGGGCCGGCAGCGGATCTCGGCCGGCCTGTCGTGCTCTGGTCGTGCGACTCGTGCGGGGCGACGGTCCTATGCCCGTGAGTACGCCGCCGTTCCCCGAGATCCCGGCATGGCCGCCGGCGCGCTGGACACCGCCGCTATCCGAGGATTTCCCGAGCGCGTTCGACGGCTACCGCGCGCTGTTTCGGCTGATCTGGCTCGCAGCGTTCGGCTACGCCATGGAGGACTGGCAAGAGACTGCCGTCAGGCACGTGCTAGAGCTGTACCCGCCAGGGCATCGGCGCGCCGGCCAGCTGCGCTTCCGGCAGATCGTTATCAGCCTCGGCCGGCAGAACGGCAAGACCGAGATCGCGGCCGCGATCGGACTCTGGGCGCTGCTCATGAAAGCTGCGCCGAGTGTCGTCGGCCTGGCGACGTCGGCCGAGCAAGCTCGACTGGTGTACAAGCGCACCATGCGCGCGATCAGGGGCACGCCGGCGCTGGCGGCGAAGTTCAAGGCACTCACCGAGACTCGAGGGATCCAGACCCGCGACGGCGGCCAGTACGAGATCAAAGCGGCGAAATCTGCAGCGCTGCAGGGCATCCCGATCGACGTCGGCCTCGTCGACGAGCTGCACATTCTGGCGCGCGCGCTCTGGTTCGACCTGATCAACGGTATGGGCGGCCGGCCTAACTGTCTCGTGGTCGGCATCACAACGGCCGGCGATGACGGATCCGAGCTGCTGCTGCACCTGTATGAGCAGGGCAGCGAGGCGATCGACGCCGGCCCCGATGCCCGGTTTGGGTTCTACTGCTGGGAAGCTCTCAGCGCCGAGATCCCCGAGGATGACGACGCGCTCGGCCGCGAGCTGGCGCGCGCGAATCCGTCGATCGCATCCGGCCGCGTGGATCTCGAAAACGCGATCACCGAAGTTCGCTCGATGCCGGCGCAGGACGCGATCAGATACCGGCTCAATCGGTTCGTGGAAGCGATCTCCGCTTTCATCACGGCAGCCATGTGGCACGACAATTTCGTGCGCGAGGACTTCCCCGCCGGCGTGCCGCCGATCTTCACGATCGACCGGACCCCGGACTGGTCGGCGGCAACGATCGGCGTATTCGGCAAACGTCCCGACGGCCGGATCTACTGCGACGTGGCCGCGTCGCTCGTGCGGCCGACGCCGGCGCAGCTGGTCGAATTGTGCGTGCAGCTCAACGCAGCGCATGAGCCGGCTACTTTCGGAATGGACGCGTTCACGCTGCGCGATCTCGGCCGCGAGCTGGAGCTGCGCGGCATTCCGGTTACCATGGCCGGCCTCGGTGATGTCATGGCCGGCAGCCAACTGTTCTACGCAAAGCTGCAGCAGCAGCAGCTCGCGCACCCCGGAAATGATTTGCTCGCGCAGCAGATCCCGCTGACAAAGCGGAAAGACAGTGACGGCGGATTCAAGATCAGCCGGCAGGCGTCGAGTGCGTCAATTGACGGCGTAATGTCCCATGTTCTCGGCGTGCAGCTCACGGAGAATCACCGTGACAACGTGCTGCAGATGTTCTAGTGACATGTCCATGACATGACCATGACAAAGATAAACAGGGCATAAATCACTTTCCTGCATATACGCAGAAAATAGCCGAGTGTGCAGATTTCCTAACAGCTGACCAGCTGCGCCATTCTCACTCTCGTGGGCATTCGAGAGTGGCTGAGCGGCAATAACCGCAGCGCGAGCAGCGACACAACGACCAGCAGCGGCGTGACAGCGCCGAGCCGTTCGGCCGCTCTTGAATCGGTTTCGGTATCCGAGGCATTCGGGATCTCCATGGTCTATCGGGCCATTCAGATTCACGCGATCAGCGCCAAGCAGCTGTCGATCGAAACGACGCGCTACGGCCGTGTGGTCGATGATCACCCGCTGACGCGTAAGCCGGATCCGGGCAGCTCGCGCAGCTCGTGGATCGAGCAGCTGGTGGTCAGCATGGCGAGCACCGGCAACGGCTACGCCGAGATCATCCGTGACGCATTCGGGCAGGCGATCGCGCTGCCGGTTCTCAATCCGCTGCAGGTCCGCATTCACGCCAACAGCGCCGGCACCGTCACCCACTACGTGTATCGCGGCCGCGAGCTGCAGCCGCGTGACGTGATGCACGTCACGCTGCTGCGCGTTCCCGGCTCGGCCTACGGTCTCGGCCCGGTACAGGCGGCGCAGCCGGATCTGCGCGGCGCGATCTCGACGCGCGACTACGCGGCCGCGTGGCTCGATGACTCGGGCGTGCCTACCGGCGTGCTCAAGACCGAGCAGAACATCACGCCGGCCGTAGCCACCGACGCCAAGACCCGATGGAACACCGACGCCGGCCAGAAAAACGGCGTGGTCGTGCTCGGCAACGGTCTGGACTATCGGCCGATCTTCCTCAGCCCCAAAGACGTGCAGTTCATCGAGAGCCAGCAGTTCAGCGTCGTGCAGATCGCGCGACTGTTCGGCGTGCCGGCCTCGCTCATGCTCGCCGCCGTCGAGGGCAATTCGCAGAGCTACGCGAACGTGGAACAGGACTGGCTCGCTTACGTCCGGTTCACGCTCATGGGCTATCTGACCGAGATCGAGGATGCCCTAGCCGATCTGCTGCCCGGCGCTCGGCGCGCCCGCTTCAATGTCGAGGCGCTGCTGCGCGCCGACACGACCACGCGCTACCAGAGCTTCAAAACCGCGATCGAGGCCGGATTCATGACCGTGGCCGAGGTGCGCGAGATCGAGGGTCTGGCGCCGCTGACCGAGGACGAGACCGAGGCCGAGACCGAGGCCGCCGCGTTCGCGCGCGCGGTCGAGCTGATCCAGATCCGAGCAAGAGAGATCGAGGCATGACCGAGATTCAGAACCGCGAGCTGCACATTCGCGCGGCCGTCGATGAGCAGCGCAGCGTCACCGGCATCGGCGTTCCCTACGGCGAAACGATCACCGTGTGGGGCACCCGTGAGCGGCTGGCCGCCGGCAGCGTCGAGGCCGAGGGCGCGAAGCTGTTCTACCGGCACAGCGAGCCGATCGGCGTTGTGACGTCGGCCAAGGATGACGCGACCGGCTGGCACCCCACGGCCAAGATCAGCGCGACCGCGCGCGGCGATGAGGCGTACCAGCTCGCGCGTGACGGCGTGCTCGACGGTCTCTCGATCGGGTTTGAGCCGGTCGAGTGGCACGTGGAGCGTGACGAGCAGGGCGACGTCATCGTGTATGACCGCGTGCGCGTCCGCGAGGTCTCCCTGGTCCCGTTCCCCGCCTATCCCTCGGCGCGCGTCGAGAGCGTGCGCGAGCGCCCCACCGATCCCCAACGAAAGGACACACCCATGCCCGAGACCCAGGAGCGCAGCGACGATCTGCGCGAGCTGCGCGAGTCCGTCGAGGATCTCGGCCGCCGGCTCGACGTCGGCCTGCAGGCGCGTGCCGTCGAGACCGCGCCGGCAGACCAGCGCAGCGCCGGCACGTGGCTGCGCGATCTCGCGCGCAACGACGCCGAGAGCGTGCGCGAGTACGAGGAGCTGGTGGAACGCGCCTACACCGGCGGGACGTCGGCAGACGGCATCCTGACGCCGGCCTACGTGGGCGACACGATCCGGCTGATCGAGACGCCGAACGTGCTCGGCTCGATCTTCAGCACCGGCGTGCTGCCGGCCAAGGGTCTGAAGCTCGAATACGGCGTGCTGGACGTCGATACGGTCAACGTCGACAAGCAGGCCGCCGAGGGTGAGGATCTGCCCACGGGCAAGATCGGCGTCACCGTCGACTACGCCGACATCGACACGTACGGCGGTGTGGTCGAGCTGACGCGTCAGCAGATCGAGCGCACCACCAACGTCAACATGCTTGACCTGCACATGCGTGCGCTGTCGCTGCGCGCCGCTGCCCGCAAGGCGGCCGTTCTCCGCACCCAGTACGACACCGTCGTGGCGGAGAACAAGCTCGACCCGGACCGCGTGGCCGTGATCGCGGACGAGACGGATTTCGTGCAGTGGGTCGGCGGGATCATCGACGCCGCCGAGTGGTATGCCAGCATCGGCCTGCCGCTCGACGCGCTGGTGGCCGACAAGACGAAGTTCAAGGCGCTGGCATCGCTCACCGACCTGAGCGGCCGGCCGCTCATGATCGTGAGCGGCGAGGGTGACAACACCGTCGGCCGGCTCAACGCCAAGGAGCTGCGCGGCGATCTCGCCGGCGTCGAGGTCAAGCTCAATCTCAAGCAGGCAGCACCCGGCGCAGCGTTCGTCAGCGGCGAGGCCATCCGCCAGTACAACAGCCCCGTTGTCGAGCTGGCGGACGAGAACATCGTCAACCTGTCGAAGCAGTTCGGCGTGTACTACTACGCCGCGAACGCGACCGAGATCCCCGGCGCGATCGTTCCGGTCGTCGCAGCGCTGCCGGCCGGCGTCAAGGACGGCAAGTAAGCCATGGCCGATGAGCTGCCCGACGCCGAGCTGGACGCGCTGGAAACGCGCCTACGCGCCCACGTCACACCCGAGGCGCGCCACGTGGCCGTCGATGACGTGTACGTGCGTTCGTGCGCTGCCGAGGCGCGTCAGCTGGTCGGGCAGCTCATCGGCACCACGACGACGGTCCCGGCCGAGATCCGCGATCGCGCGATCATCGAGGCCGGCAGCGAGCTGTTCCACAAGCGGCAGGCCCCGAACGGGATCTCACAGTTCGCGGATGCCGCCGGCACGCCTATGCGCGTGGCCAAGGATCCGATGAACGTCGCGCGCGTGATCCTGCAGCCGTTCCTGCCGCTGGCGTTCGCATGAGCGCGCTCGGGGATCTGCGCCGCGAGCTGGCCGACGTCGCCGCCGGCCAGCCGGCCGCCGGCGAGCCGGCCGCGCTGACCACCTATGACCACGTGCCGGCGCGCGTGCAGCTGCCGGCCGCGTTCGTCGTCGCCGGCCAGCCCTACGTCGAGGCCGGCCAGACGTTCGGCACATCGACAGTCCGATTCTCGCTCGTGCTGCTGACGCACCCGAGCATGAGCGCCGACGAGACCGAGCAGCTGGACGAGCTGATCGAGAGCTGCAGTCACCGGCTGCAGGACGCCGGCTACGCGGTCGAGCGCGTCGAGCGCCCCGAGATCCAAGACCTGAACGGGGCCGAGGTTCTGGCCACGGCTCTGAGCGTCAGCTGTGACGCCGAAATCTGACCCCTGAGAGAGAGAGAACACACATGGGCAGCACCCGCATTCGCGGCAACAAGAAGCCGCAGATCACGCTCGGCGCGCCTGGCGTCGATCACTCGGCCGACGTCACCACGTGGAACATCGAGAACGACGAGGCCGACGCCGACGTGGTGACGTTCGAGGACGCCGCCGAGGGTGGCGGCCGGCAGTTCTTCCTGCGCGGTACGGCCGTGCAGTCCACGCAGAGCGCCGCGTTCTGGCGCTACGTGTGGGAGAACAGCGGAGAAGAGGGCGTGCCGTACACGATCGCGCCCCACGGCAACGCGGCCCCCACGGCCGACGAGCCGCATTTCGTCGGCACGCTCACGATCGGCCCCAAGCCGACGATCGGTGCCGAGGCATCGACGTCGCGCACATCGGCATCGACGTTCGATTTCGAATTCGAGATCGACGGCGAGCCGACCATGGACACCGGCGTCTGATCGGGCCGGCGGCGCACAGTGGGCGAATACCAGAACCGCAGTATCCGTATCGACGGGCTGCGCGAGCTGAACGCGAAACTGCGCGCCGCCGGCGACGAGTCCGCCGACATGCCCGATCTCATGCAAAAGCTCGGGCAGCTCGTGATCAGTAATGCACGGCCGCCGCGCATTACCAGCGAGCTCGCCGGCACAATGCGCGCCGGCCGAGGCCGCACTAAAGCCGTCGTGCGCGCCGGCTACGCGAAACGCGGCGCACATGCCGGCGTGACGCATTACGGCAATCCGCATAACGGGCAGCGCGCGCAGCCGTTCCTGATCGACGCGCTGCGCCGCGTAGAAACACAAATCGTCACCGAGCTGCAAACCGGAATCGACCGGCTGCTGCGCAAACACAATCTGTAAAGGACACAAAGACAATGGCTAAATTCGATTTCGAGCAGCTGACGCTCGGTGAGGTCGCAGCGATCGAGGATCTGTCGGGCGTGGCGATCGGCTCACTCGGGCAGGACACCCCGCAGGGCAAGTTCCTGGCCGCTCTCACCATGGTGGCCAAGCGCCGCAGCGGCGCGCCGACGTTCACGTTCAATCAGGCCATGGCCATGCCCATGACCGAGGCGCAGGACTTCCTCGGGCTGAACGACCCCGAGCCGGCCGAGGACGAGGCCGAGGGAAAAGACGGCAGCTCGCCCGAGACCGCGCCCGAGTAATGGCGCAGCTGGTAATCGCGCTGGGCATCACGCCGGCCGATTACGCAGCGCTGACGCTCGGTGAGCGTGACGCGATCGTGCGCGAGCTGAACAAGCGCCGCCGGCGGTAAGCGCGGCGCGTGACATGTCCATGACATGTCACAACGAGACCGCCGGCCCCTCGGTTTTCCCTAGCCAGGCCGAGGGGCCGGCACCATTCCCACAGCCAGAGAGGCAGCAGCATGGCAAAAAATACCGTGATCGTTTCGATCCTCGGTGATACGCGCGATCTGCAGCAGAAGCTCGGCGGCGCGACCAGCGCATTCGGCAAATGGGCGAAAGGTGCTGGTGCAGCTGCCGCTATTGTCACTGGCGCAGTTGTGGGCGCAGCAGCAAAGGGCGTGAAAAGCGCATCGGAGCTGCAGCAGAATATCGGCGCGATGGGTTCGGTATTCAAAGAGAATGCCGGCCAAATGGAAAAGTGGGCAGCCGGCGCAGCTGGCGCTGTCGGCCTGGCGAAATCCGAATATGCCGGCCTGGCTACCGTGCTCGGCTCGCAGCTGCGCAATATGGGCGTGGATGCCGCAGAGCTGGGCACAAAGACAAACGATCTGATCGGCCTCGGCGCGGATCTCTCGGCGCAGTTCGGCGGCAGTACCAGCGATGCCGTATCGGCGCTGTCGTCGCTGCTCAGGGGCGAACGCGACCCCATCGAGCGGTACGGCGTATCGATCAACGAAGCGGCCGTACAGGCCAAGCTCGCAGAGCTGGGACTGTCTGGCCTGACCGGCGAGGCCGAGAAGAACGCGAAGCTGCAGGCCACCCTCGCGATCCTGTACCAGCAGACCGCTGACGCGCAGGGCGCATTCGCGCGTGAGTCGACCACGCTCGCCGGCGCACAGCAGCGCCTCGCTGCCGGCACCGAGAACCTGTTTGCCACCTATGGCACGGCGCTGCTGCCGGCGTTCACGGCCGTCACGGCGGCCGCCGGCGAGCTGATCAACCGGATCCAAGGATCTGACTGGTTCGCCAAGATGACGGAATCCGTCACCGGCGCGTCAAACGCGTTCGCGGATTTCGTTTTCGGGCTGCTGAACGGCACACAGAAGATCGATATCGGGGCGCTGTTCGCCGGCATGCTCGACGCCGCTGTGAGCGGCATCACGCGCGCGTCGAGCTGGCTCGCATCCGGCGGCGCGCAAGCGCTGTTCGACGGTCTGCTGGCCGGCCGGCAAGCGCTGTTCGACGGCGCGCTGCAGGTCTTCCCCGCGATCCTCGACGCGCTCGTGCAGAGCATTCCCGCAATCGTTAGCGGGCTGGCTACCGTCGTGCAGCAGCTGGTCGCTTTCCTGGCCACGGCTGCGCCGCTGCTGCTCGGCGGCGCGGTGCAGCTGTTCACTGGTCTGATCGGCGCGCTGGTGGTCATCGTGCCTCAGCTGCTCGGCACGCTCACTGCGCTGCTGCCGCAGCTGATCACGTCGCTGCTCGGCATGATCGGCCCGCTGCTCGACTCGGCCGTGCTGCTGTTCACATCGCTGATCGACGCGCTGCCGATCATCCTGCCCGAGCTGCTGGGCACGATCATCGGCCTGCTGCCCGTTCTGATCCTAACGATCCTGACGCTGATCCCCCGGCTGCTGACGGCGGCCGTGCAGCTGTTCACGTCGCTGATCTCGGCGCTGCCGCTGATCCTGCCCAAGCTGCTGATCAAGATCGTGGGAATGCTGCCGCAGATCGTGCGCTCGGTGATCTCCATGCTGCCCGCGCTGCTCGACGCCGGCGTGCAGCTGTTCCTCGCGCTCGTGACGGCCGTGCCGAAGATCCTCGGCAAGCTCGGGCCGGCGCTGCTGTCCCTCGGCCCGGAAATGGTCTCGACCATTCAGCGCATGGTGCCGCAGCTGCTGGCCGCCGGCGGCGATCTGATCGGCGGTCTGGTGCGCGGTCTCTGGTCACGTGCCGGCAGCGTCGGACAGACACTGCTGAACATCGCCGGCAACGCGATCTCGTCATTCAAAAGCTTCCTCGGCATCCATTCCCCGTCGCGCGTATTCAGCGAGCTGGGCGCGTTCACCGTCAAGGGGTTCGTCAAGGGCGTAGACCAGACCGAGCGGCTGGCCGTGCGCAGCATGGCGAGCCTGTCGGATTCCGTGGCCGGCGCGTTCGTCCCGCAGCTGGCCGGCCCCGAGCTGCAGCTGCACGGCTCGGCCGGCTCGGCCGGCAGCGCCGGCGCGGCCGCCGGCGGCCGCGTGTATCAGATCACGCTGCAGACGCTGGCACCCTCGGCTGAGGTCGGCCGCGCTGTGATCGACGCCATCAGGGCATATGAGACCACGGTTACCGTGCCTGTCGCCGGCGGGGCGGTGATCGAGTGACGATCATTCGTGAGCGGCCGCTGCGCGAGCACCTGCGCGTCGAGATCCTGGATCCCGAAACCCCGTTCGTGCTCGGCGCGAGCTTCCTCAACGCGGCGCCCCTCGGCGACGTCGGCGCGGTGCCGATCTGGTCGGACTGGGCGGCCGGCGCGAACGGGATCAAGATCCGGCGCGGCGGCGCGGTCGACGGTCTCGGCGTGGCCATGCAGCCCGGTATCAGCTCGATCTCGCTGTACGGATTCAGTGAGCCGGATCCGATCGCGCCGATCTTCGTCGCTAACCGGCAGCTGCGCGTCGTGCAGCAGCTGGCCGCCGGCGAGCACGTGCTGTTCACCGGCCGCGTGCGTGACATCGAGCTGGTATTCGTGCAGCCGTCACCCGGCCGCCGGCACGTGCCGATCACCACGATCACCGTCGTGGATGCCGTGGCCGATCACGATCAGGTCAAACGTTACGGGGCGCTGCCGTCCGCCGGCTCGGAGACATTCGGGCAGCGTATCCGCCGGCTCTCGGCGTCGGCGGTCGCACCGATCGAGCAGCCGGCCGTCACCACGTATCAGGACGAGTCCGGTAACGAGATCCGGCTCGGCCGAACCGTGCTCGAATCGGCGCTGTCGGAACACTTCACGCTCGCATGCTCCACCGTGGGCGCGCTCTGGTGGGTCGGCGGCGACGGCGTAACCCGGTTCACGCCGCGCCGAGGCGCAACCGAGACCGCGCCGGCCGCCGTGTTCTGGTTCGACGGTTACGACGGCGGCAAGCCGGCCGGCGCGCTGCACCCGCTCGGCGGCGATCTCGCCGCCGGCGCGCGCGTCACGTTCACTGTCGGCATCGCGCGCAACATCGGCGCGATCGACAACCCCGACGATCCCGGATCCTGGCTCGGCACCGAGACCGAAACGATCTACCGCGAACCGCTGCCGGAGAGCGGCGGCAGCACCCGCCTCGGCCGCTCACCGGTCACCACAACGATCAACACGGCGAACGGCTTCCATCGGCTCTGGTCGCTGCAGTTCCCCTATGACAGTGGCTCTGAGCAGCTGGTCACGCTGCGCTGGAATGCGCAAGAGGATCTGGCACGGATCCCGGATCTCGAAATCGGAAACGTGATCGAGATATGGCACCCGGTACGCGGGCTGCAGCATGCGCAGATCGCCGGCGTGCAGCACGAAATCACCCCTACCCGCTGGCTCATCGAGCTGGCGCTGATCCCCGGAGCGCTCTATGACGTATAAGGACTTTCTCACCGGTGCCGTGTTCACGTCGGCCGACGCCGATCTGCTCATGCGGCAAGGGATCATCGTGGTGGCGAACGCGGCCGCGCGTGACGCGATCCCCAGCCCTACCGAGGGCATGCGCGTCTACCGGCTCGACATTCACGGCACCGAGACCTATAGCGGCAGCGCGTGGATCGGCCTGCACGTGACACCCGCTCCGCCGGTACCTACCGCCGGATGGGGACTGTTCCTCAACCACCCCGGCGGCGTGCCTACCGGCGTCCCTGACGTCACGCGCTCCGGCGGATTCGTCGCGCTCAGAATGACGCTGCAGAACACCAGCGGCGGGCCGGTCGGCGTCGGCGGCGGGACGACGGTCTGCAACGGCCTGCCGCTGCCGAAATTCGGTGATTTCTCTTTGGAAGTTCACAGCACCAATGCGTCGAGCCCCGGACCGGTCCTGACCGATCTCGCCGCGTACATCAACAACGGCGGCGGCATCGGGCTGCGCGGTCCTCGCAATATCTCCACCAACGAGCTGTTCGAAATCGTCGGCATGTACCCCGTCAACTAACCCACACAGAACGGCGAATTGATAATGCTTGCATTCGAGAATGCCGTGGATATCGGCCATGGCAGGGGCCGGCTCGCGGCCGAGCCGGCGGCATCCGTCGCGCGCATTGACGCGCAGCTCGGCCGGCCGGCCGATATCAATGAGGCGTGGCGATCGCCGGCGAAAGCCGACGAAAACTATGCCGCGTGGCTGCGCTATCAGGCCGGCGGACCGTGGGCACCCTACGCGCTGCCGGCTAAAGACTCGGTGCATTGTGACGGATACGCGGCCGATTCTGACGACTGGTACCGCGCCGGCCCGGCGCAGCTCTGGCGCGATAACGGCTGGCGGCAGACCGCGCGTTATCCCGGCACGACGCGCGATGAAATCTGGCACGGCGAATACTTCCGGCAGCTCGACAAGTTCTACGGGCAGCCGGCCGGCGGAAACGCGACCCCGCTACCGATACCCAAACCCAAGGAGAACGACGTGCCCGGCATTCGCATGCATCACCAGAAGTTCACGAACGGCAATGAGGCGTACGTGGTCGAGACCGATACGGGATTCTTCATCCCCGACGACGCGCACCGCGCGGCGCTGGTCAAGGCGTATGAGATCGATCTCCGCGCGCTGCCGCTGGTCAACGAATACGACTGGAACGCGGTACAGGCAGCCAAGACCTATTCGAATTCGGGCTACCCGCAGCCGGCCGCGTCGGGGATCTCGACAGCGCAGATCCAGACGATCGCCACGGCGGCCGCCTCGGCGGCAGCGGCGGCCGTCGCCGGCGTGGACTCGGCGCAGATCGCGGCGGCCGTCGAGTCGAAGCTGCTCGACAATTTCGCGGCGCTGCCCGGCGCTGTGATCGACGCGCACGCCGAACGGCTCAAGCTGTGAGCCCTACCGAGATCGCGCTGATCGCGGTCGCAGTGATCGGCGCGAGTGGCGCGTGGCTGAACGCGCGCTATGGCCGCATGGGGCGCATCGAGCGCCGGCTAGCCGGCGTCGAGGCGCTGAACAACCGGCTCTGGGCGTACATCCGGCAGCAGCACGACCACGCCTACCGCGCCGGCTACGCGCCGCTGCCCATCCCTGACCACCTGTTCGAGAACGGAGACCCCGAATGACCACCGATCCCACCACCACAACCCCGCTGACGCGCCGAGAGCGCCGGCAGCAGCTGCGCGCCACAACGGCGCGGATCTTCACGCCGGCCGTGCGCCGCTGGGCGTATGGCGTGGCAGCTGCAGCCGTCGCTGCCGCGATCGGCTTTGGCTGGCTGCCGGCCGGCGCGGCCGCGCTGCTGGTCCCGCTGCTCGGCGCGCTGTTCTACGTCGATGAGACCGGCACGCCGCGCGCGTAGCCGGCGCTGCACGGCAGCCGGCCCGTTCTACTGCGCCGGCTGCCCTGCAGCCACCGAGTGCCAGCCGTGCGACATTCGAACATTACCCACGGATTAGGGCACCTCGAGGCCGCGGCCGCCGGCGAGCTCGACGCCGAAACCGTTAGGTATGTTCGAAACTCGGCCGGCCGACGTCCGGGGGGATCATCGGCCGGCCGGCTCGACGCGCTGAGAGGCGCTGAGAGCGCATGAAAGCGCCCCTGCCGAGTGGCAGGGGCGCTTCCGTGTGTTTCGTCGCTCTCAGCGGCGCTCAGCGGCTGTCAGACCGTGGCCGGCGCTTGCGCTGCACGGCCGGCGTCAGCTGCCGGCCGGCCGTCATGTACGGGGCGAGGATCTGAGCCAGCTCGGCGCGATGTGTGGCGGATAGGTCGATCTCATACGCCTGGCCGTCGAGCGCGAACGCTGCCGGCTGTACGTCGGCCGTGCTGCCGCTGCTGCCGTCGAGATCATCAATCAGGATCGTTCGGGTTGCCATGGTCAGATTCTCTCAGCTCTCGTCGTTCAGGATCCGCGCAGCGCCGGCCCACACATCGACGCCGCGCGCAGCTGCAGCGCGCAGCGCGAGCTGCAGCTGATCGAGCAGCCGGCCGATGCACTCGGGGCAGACCATGGGGCCGGCGTCGATATCGGCCTGGCTGCGCGAGCTGACCGGTTCCCAGTGCGCAGCTCGCGCCGCTGCACGATCGTCGGCGTGCCGGCCGCACGTATCGCACTCGACGCGCAGCGCTGCCTCGGCAGCGATCGCTGCAGCCTCGTGGCATGAATCGCACTGGAACAGCTGGCCGCGTGGGCCGATGCCGATCTGATACATCACAGCAGCGACGTCGGCGCACGTGACGCAGCCGAAACCGTCGAGCTGCGCATCCGTCATGCCGGCCAGCTCGGCCGAGACCATGGCATCCCAGCTGCCGCCGGCGCTCATGCTGCCACCTGCAGCGCGTCGAGCTGGCGCGTGAGAAAGCCGAGCTGCTGCCCGATGCCGAGACCCTGCATCGGGATCTCGACCGGCCACGGCACACCGTCCAGAGCCTGCCGGTACGTCGCGCCGGCCAGCGCGACCAGCTGCACGCCGGCGGCATCACCGAGCTGCAGCTGCAGCTGCCAGCGGACGCGTGCCACCCACGCCTCGCGCTGCAGCGCCGGCATGCCGTTCAACGTGACGTCATACGGCTGCAGCAGCTGGTCAGGCTCGACCAGACCGTGCAGCGCGCTGAGAATGAACCACCGATCGCACGTAGCGGCCGCGTAGGCCGACGCTTTGCGGAACAGCTGCGACGTGTACAGCTCGCGCGCCGGTGCCGGCTGGTCGAGCTTGCCGGCCGAGCACGCGACGAGGCCGACGCGCAGCGGCCGCAGCTGCGCCGGCCGGCGGATCGACGCGAGGCCGGCGTATGACGAGATCCCGCCGGCGACGACGGTAACCGGGGCGCTCATGCGCGGCCGTCCAGCTCGCGCACGCGCGCTTTGGGCATCACGTAGCTGCCGTGTGCGCCGGCGCGCAGCAGCTGGAAGTATTCGGCGTTGCGGCGGATCGCGTACTCGCTGATACCGAGCACGCGCGCTGCGACGTCGAGCGGCAGCATGGCCGGCAGCTGCGCGAGCATGCCGGCGACTGTCGGCTGCTGCACCGTGGCCATGTCCTTGACATGTCCAGACGTCACAGTGGCGAGCGACGTCGGCGCAGCTGCAGCTGCCGGATCCTGCACGGCAGCGTCGGCCGGCAGCGACCACTTGCCGGCCACCTTGACCGCGCCGGGGATCCGGTCAGCGTCGAGCCAGCGGCGCACCGTGCGCGTAGCGACGTTGTGACGCGCGGCGAATTCATCGATCGAGATCATCATGGTCATGCTGTCAAGTGACATGTGGGACTGTCCTATCTGTCTGGTTTCGGTGTCAGGGAGCGAGGCGATTCTTCGCCGGCCTACTAATCGGTTCTTATGGATCGAGTTTTGGCTAGCTCCGCTTACTTTGAGAGGCACATCCCGCGTGGATTAGCTGACCCCGGCTGTGACTTGATCCGGCGCGTTCCCTCGGGCTGTCTTCCCTCGCTGCCCTGACATGACATGTCTAGTGGCCATGACATTGACATGTCAAGTCTGGCCAGGCAAAGCGAAAGCGCCCCGCGCGCAGCTCCCACAGCTGGCGCGGGGCGCTCCCCTCGCTGCACACGCGCCTATGCGGCCGCGTGTGTCATCAAGCCCTGCAGCAGCTGGTCAGCTGGCTGGCCTACTGCCTCGGCCCATCGGATCCATTGCGTCACCGTGGGCTCACTCTTGCCAAGCTCCCAAGCCGAGATCGTGCCGTGCGACACGCCGACCAGAGGCGCGAGAGCACGCGCCGAGAAGCCGGCAGCGCCGCGTGTGGCGCGCAGGATCTCGGGCACGGTGGCCGCGTCGATCTGTATCAGTGTCATGCGTGCCAGGGTACCGCTAGGTTTCGACAGTTATCTAGACACGCCGCTGTGAATCGCCCGCATGCGCCACATGTGCGTAAAGCCTGTACGTGTGTTTAGAATCTCGACCATGCGACCACGCCCACCACCAACCCCTCGCGCCACCGGCCAGGGCGCGAGGATCAGACGGCCAACAGCAGGACGGCCCCGGAGATCGAGTCTCAGGGGCGAGAGCGGTAGGCGACCGCTGAACAAGAACGGGTAATCAGTCCCGGTGCCATCCGCGAAAGTGCGGGATCCCTGGTAAGTGGTACGACCGGGCAGGGAACCTCAGAAGAACGTCCGCACTAAGTCCTGTCAGTAGCGCGCATGAGAGTGCGCGCCCATGATGACGACGGCTCAGGCTCCGCCGAAAGCATTCCGATTCATGGTCCCTTGCCGTTGTGCAGGGGGCCATAAATCTCCCAACTACCCACCACCAAAAGCAATGAGAAGCAATGGCCAACGGATGCAGAACAGATAAGCCGGGGCACCGCTGGGATCCGGTGAGTGGCTACTGCGAGAACAACTGCGGTAGGCGCGATGACGGCCGGCTAGTGATCCACGGCACCGAGAAAGTCCCCGGCCCCACCTACACACCTGAGCAGCTGGCCGAGCAGCTGCAGAGAGTCCCCCGATGACAGACCCCACCACACAGACCGCCAACCGACTGACCGAGCTGACCGAGCTGGCGCGCACCGTTGCCGGCCGAGCGCGTCGAGCGCGTCAGCTGGATCTGCTGAACTATGCCCGCGAGATCGGCCAGCAGCTCGACGCGAGCCGTAACCAACTGATCACGATCGGGACGGCCAGTCTCGACGCCGCCTCGGCGTTCGCGGCCGCCGGTACGATTTCGCTCGGGGGCATCGTCGCGCAGCTCGACCGGATCGATCTCGGGATCGACCGGATCGCGGCCGAGCGCGTCGAAGCGGCAGACGTGATCGCCTGGCTGGAATGGCACGGCATCCACCTGTACCCCTACCAGCGACGACGCATCGAGGCGCACCTAGCAGCCTGACGCATCGTCGCGCCGCCGGCCCGGACCCCGCCGGCATTCTCTCGACCCTCGCCAATCCCACACACACCGAGCGCGCCCCTAGCCAGAGCGCAGAGAGTCCACCCTCCCATGACCATTACTGCCCCTGTCCCCGCTTCCCCCATGCCGGCCCCTATCTCGACGCTCACCGGACTGATCTCGACGCAGCGCAAGAAGCTGACCGCCGGTCAGGTTGCCGAGCTGTTCGGCGTCCGAGTCGAGACCGTGCGCCGCTGGTCCGACGACGGCAAGCTGCGCTGCACCCGCACCCTCGGCGGCGATCGCCGGTACGACGCGGCCTACATCGACCAGCTGCTGCGCGAGCAGTGAGCCAGCACAGCAGCCGCTCACCCGAGTACAAGCGAAACCGGCTGCAGGCTCTCGACCGCGACGGCTGGCGCTGTACCTACTGCAGCGCCGAGCTGGTCGAGGGGCAGAACGCTACCGCCGATCACGTCATCAGCAAGGCGACATGGATTCGCGAGGGCCGCGACGGCAGCCCCGACGCGCTCGACAATCTCGTGGCCTGCTGCAGCAGCTGCAACAGCAGCAAAGGTGACCGCGACACTATGCCGCGCATCAACTACTTCAATCCCCGATGGTTCGCCGGCCTCACACTGGCCAGCTAGGACAGGACATAGACATGACCATGACAGGACAGACCACGGCGCAGATCGCGCTCGACCACGCCAGGCGCTCACGTCGCGTGCTGATCGTGACGCGCCGAGCCGTGCAGGCATCCGCCGTGATCCAGGCCGTGAGCGAGGCGCTGACGGCCGATGATGACGCCAGGGTGTGGCGTGCTGCAGGCGCGTGGAACGTGACGCTGCCCAATGGTGGACGCATCGACGCGCGCCCCTACAGCAGCAGCTACGCGCTGCGCGGTCTGAGCGCTGACACCGTGATCTATCCCGAGGGCATCGACGGCGCAACGCTCGGCATACGTGGCCGGCTCATGCGCGATCTGCTCGGCGAGCTGCGCGCTGTCGTGGCGACGTCGCGCGCCCCTGAGCTGCTGCAGCATCCCGAGCTGTAGCCGGCAGCT